CGGAGAGCCGCCGTTGCCGTACGACTCAATCCGCCAATCATGTGAATGAGTCCAAAGCCATAAAATCCAAGTCCTGGCAGAAATTTGAAGTGGACAAAATATTGGATCTTATTTTTCTTTAGATCATTGGGCGCATAGTTCCTTCTGATAGAAAGAACTTTCCTACTACCTTCTTCGACTGTTACGATGTAAGGTAATTTTATTCCTGTTGGTTCACCATCTGCTCCAACATCTTCGAAACCTTCTAAGTCTAAGTTTACGTGACACTCTAACAAAGTATACATTGGTTCGTTCTTACCAGTTTTCTTTGTACCTTCTAGTTCACGTTCTTTTTTCTCAAGCTCTCCATTTGTTACTGCTGTACCTGGAGGACCTACTTCTACATCAGCGTAGAAACCACTGACTTGTTGTTTTCTTAATTCGTTTTCTGAAATCTTAACTGTATGAATAACCGCTTCCGCATCATCTAATGAGGTAGCTGTATACGGAACGATTAATTCATCTGCTGGTACAAACTTAGATACTACTCTACCCATCGGTACGTCGTAGTATACTTTTTTAAAAGTTGATCCAGCTAATGGTAAATGAAATAACATAGAATCAAATTCTGATTCATACTCTTTCATTTGATCCATTATCAAATAGTTCATGTAATCTTTAACACGCTCAGACTGTTGTTCTGTTCCAGGATTTTTTACACCTATGATGTCTGTTCTTACAGGACCATCTGCAGGTAATAATTCTTTGTAAGCTTGTGCTTGGAATTGTGTTACTGCTTCTGCAAGAACTGGGTGAGTTGCACCACTAGCTCCTTGAAAAGGTTCTGTTCTGTTTTCGTATTTAAATCCTAGAAGATCTAATCCAGTTGTGTAAGATTGTTCCCAATCTTTTCTAGAAGATTTGTAGTCCATGTAATTTTGAACCATTTCGTTTCCAATTGGTTCTAAATTTTCTTCTGGTAAAATATCTGCTAAGTTATCAAAGTGTGATTCTGTTCCAGGTATGTTAATTGCACCTGGTTCAAAGTCGATCGTTGCACCACCATCTTCTTCTGGTACTACTTCAACTGGTCCTTTTTGTAATGCTTCTTCTTCCTGGACACTAACTTCTTCTGCCATCTCTTCTTCTGAAGGGATGTCAAGTTTAGTTCTAGTGTTAGGGAGCCCTTTATCTATATCTGCCATTTATTACTCCTATATATTCTTAACACGATTTAATAGACCTTGCAACCCTTGTGAGTTTGGTCCTGATTCTGGTGGTGGGCCTGATCTATCACCTGCTAATTTAGCAATACCACCACCTGCTAAATTCGAAACTCCACCTGCATCTGCTATGGCTTGCATTTGATCTTCTCTTTTAACATAATCTTGTAGCTCTGGATAAGTCATACCTGTTTCTTGTTGAGTCAAACCAACATTTTGTAATGCTAAATTTATATCTGGTATAGACATAGTTGGAAAAGCCTGTTCCATTTGTTCCATTCTGTTTTTTAATCTTCTTTCATCAGCTGCTTTACTCTGCGCCATGAACGGTGCCATTCTTCTACCACGTTCTGCCATTGCAAAGTCTTCACCTTTTGCAAATTCTTTTGCACGTTCAGCTTCAACATCTATTTGTGTTTTTGGACCAAGTAAATATTTATTTATATAAGACTCACCCAATGCTTGTTTGATAGGCATACCTTGATCCATAAATTTATTTGCAGCAGCACCACCTTCAAATATAACTTCACCTAGAATTGCTCCTGGTCCTAATACTCCTTTTAAAAATTTTACAGCTTTACCTGATTTTGCAAGTGCTCTTACATTTGCTTGATCACCTGGTGTTAGTTTACCAGGGTCCCCCTGTAATTTTTCTACACCTTTTGCAGCGCACGATGTTACATTTAAACCTTGATCAAAACCTATTCGACCACCGTTAGCTTTACCTGGACAACCTATTTTAGCCATTCTTACTATTACGTTTTTAGAATTAGGGTCATTTTGAAAAAAGTTTGTAATTTGTTTTTCAAATCTTTTAAATTGTCCTTCTGGTGTTTTGGGTCCACTACCATAAGTCTGTCCATCTACTTCAACCATTACACCTTTTTTCTTGAGTTCACCTTCTCTAGATAAATCACCTGCTCTTATTTCAGCTTCAACGTCCCTTGCTAAAACATTTAGATCTCTATCTAATAATTGATAATTACCTGTAGCCCTATTCTTAACTCCAGATATGTGATGTTTTTCTAAAGCAGATTTAGTTCCTTCGACACCTACCTCACCTTTCATGTATTTAAATAAATCAGATAATGATATTCTAGTTGTATCAACCCCCTCATTTTTTAATAAATCTTTTAAAACTCCTTGAACAGGTAGTTTTGCTTTTTTTGAAATATCAACAAATTTTGCTGTATCTTCGTAGTCTGGATGAAGAGACATTAAAACTCCGTCTGCATTTTTTCCTTTTATAAATTTTTCATTAACAATATATTTACCCCCACCACCAAATTCAGTATTATCTATAAATCCAATAATTTTATTTTTATTATTTACCATTGCTTTTATAGGAGTATAATTTTTATTTCCTAATTTATAAGACCTATTCATTTGTGCTGCTAACCAACCATCGGCTTTAGAAAAATCACCAGCTATTTCATAAGGTTTAGGTTCATCTACAAAATTTTTTATTTTATCGTAGAGTTTCATATCTGAAGTTGGAGAAATACCATATGTAAATTTATTAAAGTCCCAGTTTTTAACTGAAGAATATTTAGCTTTAATATCTTTTTGAACTTCTTTTGGAATTGGATCTCTTGTACTTAAATCTTTTGTAGACTCACCAGCTTTTTTAAGCCTATTAGATATTGTTCTTTGCTCTACACCTAATTCATCAGCTATTTTTTTAATAGATATTCCTTTAGCACGAAGCTCTTTAACTTTTTCTATGTCTATGTTTTTAATATTAGCTGTTTTTTTAGAAACTTGTGATGCTTCCACATCTGCTTTAGCAGCTTTAAAAGCTTTTGCTTCTGATCCATATTCTTTTGGATCATAATATTTAATTGGTGCTCCTCTTTTTGCGTACGTTAAAACACCATCTTGTTTTTTTTGAATTGTTTTTTGACCTTTGTATAAAGGTCTACCAGCATAACCTGGCCGTGATCCATCAGCACTGGGCTTGACCAACATACCACCGTCATTGAACATGGGTCTTGATTCAGGGACCATGGCGCTTGGACCCTCGTCATCGTAGATGGCACTTAGGTCTTGTATTCTTTTAAAGAGATCCATTTACTCTCCTAACATTCGAGCGATACCGCCACCTGCTTTTTTGATTGACGGAGCTTGCTCACTAACTTCTTTCATGATCTCATCAACTTGAATTCCATTTGTATAATAAGGATCATTAAATGTATCTCCTTCAATTCTAGCATTAGCTTCTGTAACTTCTTCATACTGATCAGGAGTTTTCATTGCTTTACCATCTTTACCTTGAACAACCTCTCCTTTTCTAAACTCCATAATCTCAACGTCAGTGATCATTTCGTCACCTTCTTTATTAACCTTTTTAATAATTGTATCTCCTGTAGACACATCTTCTTCTAATACATATGTTGATCTACCATCTTTAGACTTCAATGTTTTTGCAATAGTTCTATCTGATGTAGCTGTTGCATCATCCCCTAACATTTTAATTTTTTCTGCAAGCTTAAAGAAATACGGAGGAGGTGTGCTTGCTGATTGTTGTACAACTTCTTTTGCAACTTGTTTAACTGGTTCTTTACCAGCAAGTTTTAATATACCTGTTTTAGCTGCAGCGATACTACCACCTAGTCCTGCTAGCATTTTTAAAAATCCTCTACGGCCCATGCCACCACCTACAAAGTTTGTTCTTGCTATTCCACCCTCTGCAAAATCTTCTTCAGGTATATCTCTTTCAAAGATATGATCTTCTGTGTCTTTTAATATTTTTTTAGATTCTTCTGGTGTTAAATTTTTATATTTACCTTTTCTACCAATAACAGAATTTGCTTCTTTCATAGCAGTAATTGGTTCCATAGATTTTATATTTTTAATTATGCTATCAACATCTGAAGTAAGTCTTTCATTGGCTGCTTGAAACATTTCTCGGTCTTCAGTCTTTTTACTTTTTTTCATGCCTCTGACACCTTTAGTTACTTGACCTGTCTCCATTAAATTTTTTACAGACTTACCACCCATGATTCCTGATCCTTCTGGAATCCTATTTCCTTCAAGATCAAACACCGGTGCTTTTTGTTTGCCAAATATTTTTTCTGTGATCTCTCTACCTTCTGCAGAGTCTGCTGGAATAGTTCTACTTACCATCCTGCTATTAATCATATTGACTGCATTATCTACTTGTTGTGGGTTTGTAAATGCATCTGGATTAAAACCATTACGTAGTAATCTATCCATCGTAATGTTTAGATTTAAATCTACTTTTTTTGAATCTGGTAAAGTTATCATGATTCCGTCGTCAGACTTTTTTGTCATCTGACTCATGACCCATCTTCTAATATGATTTATACCTGCCATTAATAATAATTCCTTTTATGTTTCTCGACTGGTTCGTCGACGTAGTCTTCAGGGTGATCTATTAATCCACCTTGTCTGAATCGCATGATAGCTTGAGTGGTTGAGTCCACAAGGTCATCATGATCTCCATACGGAAATGCAGCGCATTCTTCCATGACGTCATCTGCAAATTTCTGCTCCGGAGCCCATATCATACCAGATTCAAAGAGAGGTGCAACTGAATTCACACGTGCATGCTTATCGTTTCCACGTGATGGTGTGAAGTTTACAACCGGTATATCCATCTGTCTAAGCTCGTATGTTAGTGGTAAACCACTAGCTTTAGCCTCAACTATAACTGAATCAGGTTGCCAATACGTATATTGTTCAAGAGCCAAGCGCCTTAGTTCAGGAAACTCGTACCGTCCTTTGATTGCATCAAGTAGTATTAAATTAGCAGGTTCATCCTCTGATGGGTAGAATATACCCCAAGTAGTAATAGCTGAATAGTCTGCAGTTTCTTTTTTTAAAAATGCTGTATCATAAGATTGTATAACATGGTGTAATTGAGGTATGTAATCTTTATCCCACACACGCCACCATTCTCGTTTAAGTATAGCTCCTTCTTCAGCTGTTGGATTTTGCATCCACTGTGCATTCCATTTGCCCGTGGGCAGTGTTGCTTGAACCTTCTCTAATTCATCTAACTTCCAATACTCAGGCCAAACAGGTTTAGCGCTCGATGTTCCTTGGTCCATGATTGCCGGAAATTCGACCACGTGCCACTGATCAGCTTTCGCTTCTTTTTGGTTGTTTATAAGTTTAGCTGTCAGATCTTTGTTTGACCATCTAGTCATGACGAGTACAATTTTACCACCAGGTTGTAAACGTTGACGAGGACCTGATGTATACCACTCGTAAGCTGACTCTAAAGCTGTAGGTGATAGTGCATCTTGCTCGGAATGTGGATCATCAATAATTAATAAATCAGCACCACGTCCAGTGATCGCACCACCAACACCAGCTGCAAAATATTCACCACCCTGTGATGTCTCCCAACGTCCTGCTGCTTTACTGTCTTCTTGTAGAGTTGTTTTAAAAATTTTAGAATAATCTTCTGAGTCGATTAGGTTCTTTGCTTTACGACCAAACCTAATTGCAAGTTCTCCGGTGTGCGTTGCTTGAATGATCTTGAGTTTTGGCTCACGGCCCACCATCCATGCTGGCAGGAGATAAGATGCAAATTCTGATTTAGTATGCCTTGGTGGCATGTTAACGATCAAACGATTTATTTCACCGGTTGCAAGTTTATTAAATTTATCTGCTATGTGTCTATGATGGGACCCCTCTATGAAATCGGGCCATACACATTTGACAAAGGACATGAAGTCATCTTTAGCTTTGTTCTGTATCTTTTTTTCTGCATGCAGGACTTGCAGTTGTTTAAACTGCCTACGGATATCTGAAGGCAGTTTGCTTATATCTACTGTATTTAAATTCATTTAAAATTTTTTAAAAAATTTTTTGCATCACATTTATGATGTTCAACATGTTTTTACCAGGTAAAACTGTCTAAATCAAGCAATACAACCTAGAGTAGTGGGACCCCTTTGTATATAAAA